CCACACGATATTGTAGAGCTTATAGCCGCCTTTATCGAACCATTCGACGGTACTCTCTACGACCCATGTTGTGGCTCAGGTGGTATGTTTATTCAATGCGCTAAATATGTTGAGGCAAAGCAAGGTGACATTACAACTGTAAATGTCTTTGGTCAAGAGAAGGAGGATTCCACTTTTCGCCTTGCCAAAATGAACTTAGCTATGCGTGGTATATCCCACCATTTGGGTGATGGTCCTATTTCTACTTTCGATAAAGATCAACATGCCGGACTTGTTTTTGATTACATCATGGCAAATCCGCCGTTCAATCTCAAACATTGGTTCACCAAAGATGTTACTCAACAAGGAGTGAACTGGGCTGATTATGGCACTCCTCCCGAGAGCAATGCCAACTACGCATGGATTCTCCACATGCTTTCCAAGCTGAGGGTCGCGGGTTCGAGTCCCGTTTGCCGCTCTGCTGAATATCAAGCACTTATCTAATAGTAAGTGCTTTTTTTTATATTATTATCAAAGAAAACATTCCGTTTAAGGTGGTTATTTGGGGGTTATTATGTATCTTTATCGTCACAAAAACGTCACAAAACAATGGCAACAGTAAGATTGATACCTGATACAAGAGCAAAGAAGGATGGATCTCAGATGATTCTTCTTGTGATACGGATAGGGAAAACGAGGTTTGTTTTCTCCACTGGAATATCTACACCGTCTTCTGAAAAGTTTAATGAAGTGTCTTATTTGGACAAATCGGTACCACAGTCTAAAGTAAAAAATGTAAGGCTTGTCAGTTTGAAGAATAAGGCTGAAAAATTGATTATTGACGATGAAGCTAGATTATCTTCTTTGCCTTCCGCTAAAGCCAAGGAGATAATCAGCGAATATGTATTTGATGAAAAGGTTGTAAAAAAAACAAGATGTTTTATAGATTATCTTGATGAGTTTGTTTCCATAAAGAGTAATACAGGAACAAAAACGGTTTATAATACAACTAGAAATAAACTGCTTGAATATGATCCGGATTGCACCTTTGACACAATGGATAGGAAATGGCTGTCTAATTTTGAAAGTTGGATGGCTGAATCAGGGATGAAAGTAAACGCTTATTCTATTCACCTGCGTAACATTCGTGCAGTATTCAATTATGCTATTGATGAAGAAATTACTACCTTATATCCTTTTCGAAAGTATAAGATAAAAAAAGAAGAAACTAGAAAACGTGCTTTATCTGTTGAACAATTGAGATTATTGCGTGATTATCCTTGTGAGGAGTTTGAAAAGAAATATAGGGATATATTTATGCTGATTGTATATCTTGTTGGAATAAATATAGGTGATTTGCTTTTACTTGAACACAAGGATATAATAGATGGGCGTATAGAATATTATCGCCAGAAAACAAAGAAATTTTACTCTATTAAAATAGAGCCGGAAGCACAAGCTATATTGGACAGGTATCAAGGTAAAACTCATTTACTAGATATATTAGATTACTATGGAGACTATCATGATTTTAGCCATAGGATGAATAAGAATCTTAAAGGAATAGGTCCGTTTGAACGAAAAGGGCTTGGTGGGAAAAAAAGTAAGCAACCATTGTTTCCCGAACTTTCAACATATTGGGCGCGTCATACATGGGCTACGCTAGCACATAAGGTGGATATTCCGAAAGATGTAATATCTTTAGCTTTGGGGCACTCCTTTGGTTGTGATGTTACAGATATATACATTGATTTCGACAGGGATAAGATTGATGAGGCTAACAGGAAAGTGATAGATTACATATCGGGTAGCTTAAAAAAGTCTAAACCATGAATAAATTAATCTCATAATATGTATATTTTAAACAAGATTTTTAATTTTGCTGTTCCTGTAATAATGGCTTAAATTTTTGTAGTATGGCTGAGAAAAGACAAAGTTACACAGAGGAAGAATTGAATGAAATGATTGCATGGTTCAATGATCATGCTAGCCAACTTCCCAAAACAATGCAAATAAATAAATCTGCGTTTACTCCCGATTTAGCCCTCACTGTTGAAAGCTGTATTATGCAAGCCCAACAATGTTTGGGTAACTATAAGATGGAAGGGGCATTTTTGTTACTTAAACAGATCAGAGCTAATATAGAGAAATAATAATTAATATTGGTCCCCACTCGGTATATTGATTTCCGATTGTGGGGGCTGTTTGAGGTTGGTTCACATTAAAGGTGTAGGATCAACAAAAGAAAATCTAATATGCTTATATGTATTGAAGGCGAAATTGAGTAAATATCATGTTTAGAATAATTCGGAATGACTTCCGATTCTGATAACTTCTATCACATCGTGTTCTGTGTCTATCCATATCAGGAGAAAATCATTTTTGATATGGCATTCCATGCAGTCCTTGTAGTTCCCTATTAGAGCATGTGCTTTATATTCTTTGGGAAGGATGTCACCGTTTGCTAACTTTTCCAATACATCATATAAGGCTTTCATTAGCAGGATGTCATTCCTATACTTCTTCAAATCTTTCTTTGCTTTTGTGCTATAACGGATCGTCTTCATTCTATTTCGTTGATAGATTTCATGAATGAATCAAAATCTGTAGTATCTATCGTTCCCGAATACTTGCCGGAACGCGCTTCGTTTATGGCTGCGACAGTTTCTTCATTTGGTTCTGAATACATCGCATCCATCAAAGTGCTCTCTACAAAATTGTTTAGGCTTCTGTTTGCTTTCTTTGCGTGTTCCTGCAATACTTGAAGCAAATCTTCACGTAGTCGGAACGATGTTTGTTTTCTTATTACTGTTTCCATCCTATTATTGTATTATATTATAATGCAAAAGTAATACATTATATTGCAAAGACAAATTTTTATTTGTTTTTTTTCATGCGATCTAACATACCTCTTATTTTTGGACAGTTTGGAATTATGTTGTAATTTTGCAACGTTTAACTAAAATGTAACGTCGTTAAAAAGAATATGGATATAGAAGAGGAAATATCTGAAAGGATAATAAGACAAGCCTTTGAGGGAGGAGGGGAAGTAATCTTTACAGATACCGAGCTGAAAGAATGTACTGACAGGAAGTTGCTTCAAAAAGTGAATTTACAGTTGTCCTTATATGGAGCAATAAACGATATAACTATATTGGGCAGATGGAGTATATTCAAGATAAACGAGAAAGGAATACGCTTTATAAGGCAGGGAGGATTCAAGGGGGAGAGAGAACGTGAGCAGCGCAAGGATGAGCTTGAAAGACTGACATTGGACATTTCAAGACTGCAAAAGGAATCGGAGGGATACAAAAAGAAGATGAGGATATGGCAAACTATCAGTGCGATACTTGCGTTAGCTTCAACGATACTTTCTTCTATTTTAGCTTTATTAGTATGAATATGATTATCCCTGTGATTATGCCACCCCATATCGCTGGTATGAAGTTCCAAAATGATATTTTTTTCATTTGTGAGATTTCACGCTTTATGATTTCTTGCTGCGCAATCAACCTGACTAATTCTTTGTCATATTCATTCATATCAAACTGGTTTATATGCAAAGATACAATTATTCAATGAAATAACAAATTAAAACAGATAGCTATATTCGAAGAAAATTTATATATCAACTTAAAATATAAGTATGGAAGAAAAGAAGATATTAGTTGCAAAATACGGTTCTGACAAAACCCCATTGTGTTTAGGAAACTTGGAAATACCTTGTTATGTGCTTGACAATGGAATGAGAGTCTTTTCCGGTAGAGGAATACAAAAGGCAATAGGTTACGATAGCAAGAGCGGTCAGTGGATGAATAGTTTCTGTAAAATGGATGGTGTTTCAAGCTATCTTTGTGCCGGTGATAACAGCATATCAGAGCGGCTTTCTAAACCTATAAAATTCAAAAGGAATAATGCAGGTGGCTCACAATCAACGGCTAACGGATATGAAGTTACTCTTTTGGTCGATATTTGTTCAGCTATAATAGACGCAAATCGTGCCGGTGTTTTTGATAATAATGTTATTGTTCGTAATGCAGATATAATAATTCGTTCAGTTGCGAAGGTAGGTATCATAGCACTTGTTGACGAAGCTACAGGCTATCAATACGAAAGGGAGAATGACGAACTTCAAAAAATACTTAAAGCGTATATTTCAGAGGAACTCCTTCCGTGGCAGAAACGTTTCCCCGATATATTCTATAAAGAATTATTCAGGCTTAATGGATGGGATTATACTGTTAACGGGATAAAGAAAAGACCGGGAATCATAGGAAAATGGACGAACACATTTATATACGAGGAACTTCCTAACGGTGTATTAGAGGAACTTAAAAAGAAAACTCCTAAAAGTGAATCAGGGAACAGAACAAACAGGTATCACCAGCTTTTGACTACTGATATAGGAGAGCCTAATTTGGAGAAACAGATAAACAAGGTTATTACGTTGTTTCAAGTTCCCGACAACATGAAGCAGTTTTGTGATAATTTTAAGAAAATGAAGATGCGCCAAATTGGTCAGATGGAGCTTCCTTTTGAATTTGACGAAAATGGAAGGATAAAGGAATAGATATTTGAATATTGCTAACTTAAAACAAAATAATTATGGATATACTATTTTTTATCGCCGTTATCATTTGGGTGTTCGGAGGTGGACTTATGAAGAGTTCAAGGAGTGCAAACAGTAGTTTTAGAAAGGGGTTGAGAAAATGAAACAATATTATTCTAATCACGGTTCATATAGAGAACTTCTGTTTGATGAAAGGTGGCGTGAAAAGAGAATGCATATATTAGAAAGAGATGGATATAAATGTACAATATGTGGAAGTGAAAAAAATTTGGTTGTACATCATAAGCAATATCATATTGATAAAAATGGGAGGAAACTTCGGCCGTGGGAATATAATGATAAGTATCTTATTACACTATGTAGTTCTTGCCACCAAAGAGGACATGCAAAATTTGATATTCCAACTAAAACAATAAATAAATATGGGACTTTTTAATTTTTTCAAGAAGGGCAACCAAGTTAATAACACAGAAGTTGTTGGATTGCCAAATGTGGAGGATAATAGTAAGGAAATTCTGCCTGAGATTAGAAGAGAGGATTTTGTTGATGATTCAGAGCCAAATCTAGAAAGCAATACTATAACAATTAAATATGGTACCGGTATGCCTATTGATGTCATATACTCCTACATACAGACTGACTATGAGCAAGATGGTTACAATGATGCAATGTGTAACTCTGACATACAGTATAAGGAATCAAAGAAGAAGATTATAAACAACGGTCTTAAAATGCTTTTTGAACAAGTAAGACTGAGATACGAAAGCGATATACGTGATATAAACGTGCAGATTGATATTGTGGAAACGCAGGGGCTAACTTCCTCTTCCATGTCATTGAAGGCACGAAAAGAAACGTACAACGAACACCTTAAAAAGATAAAAGAGATGGAGGATGCCCTTGACGTAGGAGAAAGCAAGATGATGAGCATGATTGATTCATACGAGAGAGGATTCCTTAAAGGTGTTGCTGCCAAATCTGAATCATTTATACGATAGTGTGCGGTTATGGGAATACTTACTAAAATAGGATGCTTTATTATCGGATGGAAATCCGATATACTGAAGGAATGTGGAGAAGCAAGTCATAGGACTTTTAAAAGATACATATCTGCAATCATTATACTTTCTATCATTTGGGGTACTATTGGTTTTTGCTTTGCGGACAGATATGTTGGTATCGAAAGCCTACATGGTAAGATACTCATATCGCTTGTGTTTACGACTATCATAATTTGCATAGAGCGTTTTATTATATTAACCGTTGGGAAGCTCGGATGGATGGGATTTATTAGAGGGTTATTAGCTTTTTTAATGGCAGTTTTAGGCTCTACAATCTTTGACCAAATCATTTTCAAGAATGATATTGACGTTAAGATGAAGGAAATAAGAGCAAAACAGATTAATGAAGCGATTCCTGAGCGTATGGCATATTTAGATGCTGACATAAAGAGGGTTACTGAGCAGATAGATTCCATAGGAAGAGAGAATATTAGGATTTATGAATTATTATCAAAGAATCCTGTTATTGTGGCTACGGATGTAAGTACAACAACAAAGCAGACTGGGGTTGATAAGGATGGGAATCCAATAGAAGAAAAAGTGACGAGCGTAAACAAGAGAAATGTAGAAAATCCGCTAAGTGGTCAAGCTAAAGCCAACGAGAATGCTTTAAAAGATTACAACAAACAGCTAAATTCGTACCAGCAAGCAAAAATGCAGGTAGCCGATGTAGTTCGTAAAGACTATGAAGAAGCAGACACAGGTTTTTTGGAAGAATTGCAGGCGTTGTTCAGTATTCTTGAAGAAAGCAAAATAGCATTAGGATTTTACGCATTTCTTTTTCTGTTCTTGATGCTATTGGAGCTTTTGGTGGTGACAAGCAAAGGTGGTGATGGTAATTGTGACTACGACCTTATAGTGGAGCACCAGTTAAATATCAAGAAAAATACATTAAAGCAGACGGAAGAAAGGCTGTTGAACAAGAAAGGCGATTAAAATCATGGAAATAAAAATATCCGAAGAGGACAAAGCGTTATTGAAACAAATGGCAAGCGAAATATTATGCGACAAGAATCGTTTGGCAAAAGCTATTGCGGTTCACGTGAGGAATGGCATAGAGAATTTTCATTGGAAGTATTTGTCAGACGACAATATGCGTGAGATAAATCCGAAAATACGGAATGCCATATATACGTTTCTTGTAGATTTAGGTGATAAGGTTGATAAAGTATCCATGGAAGATGATGCAAATACCTGTTTTGATTATGTGATTGCCAACACCTATGACTATCTTATTGGTATCGGTATAAGCGATGAACTTTCCAATGAGTTTTATGAAGAAGTCCTTTCCCGTCTATATCAGTCGTTTTATGATATTTCGGATGATGGTAGGGCTATGGTATGGCTTGAAAATCTTTATATTCCTAAATACTGGGAGAACTGTTGGAAAATAGATTGGTAAAATGTAAGGAAATGAATATTGGAGCAAATGAGATAATAGATACTGGTGTGAATACAGGATTAATACGTTTTAAAATTAATGCAACATCTGCATCATGTGTGTTTTTTTGCAATTCAGGATCATCTAATATAATGCTAATAACACAGAATATCGATAATTATTTTACAACCAATAAATCTTCTAATAGTGGGAAAATAGCTCTTTATAAAGAGTCTGACAACGGTAACATTTTAATAAAGAATCTAACAGCCATTAACTATGGAACTTTTGTGTTTTATTACATATAAGATCTCAGATAACTACTTCTGACATGATTAAAAAACGGGTGGTCCGGTACAAACCGGTGCCACCCGATCCTGATATGCACAACGCCATGTGCGGTGCAAAGGTAATAAATTTCATCTAATTCCGGTCAGTCGTTCCAATTTTTGCCCAAGGTGTCCACATCTCATTATTCCAATTATTCCTTATGTAGTAATCATTTACTTTTAAATTGCATCCTATTTGAACTATTAAAATTCCGCAATTAAAAACAATAAGTCCACCATAAGAAAAAGGCAAGCTACCTTTTGCACCATCGAGATGATAAGTTCCTGATTTTCTATATGTATCGAAATCTGTTTCACCACTTATCTTTCCTATAAACATGAATGGGAACAGCTTCAAATTATTCATGAGTCCCCCCAGAAGCAATCATTTGCATATATTTTTGACAAATGTTAGTCCATCAACACTATCAATCACATCTGTTGAGATTTCAGTTCCTCTTATATAAAGTCCACCATCTTTCATTCCTGTTATTCCATCGCCAATCAACAAATAAAGGTCATTCCCTTTTCTATAAAGATTAAGTCCACCATCAAGATCACCATACGCATCCTTTTTAGAGGTAAAAACATATACAATTCCATCGGCTGCACTAGTTATGTATATATCTGTTTTCAGATACCCATTTACATTGCCAACGTACACAACTTCGATAAAAACAGGATTATACGGCTTTACGCTAGATATTTTTATATACTTATTTTTAATAATTGAAACAGCCATATAAAATCCAATCATTTTAGCCATAACAGCAGACGTTAAACCTTTAGTTCCCGTGTTCGCCACAGGTATCAGTTCTCCCAGTTTTGATGCAAGCGACTGCATCGTCATTTTTGCCGCATCCCCGCTACTTTGTAAAACTCTTACATTTGCGGCATCCGTCACTGTCGGAAGTTCATTCTCATACACGTCATTCCCTGTTGCGGCAGCGGCGGCAAATGTTGAAGTTTCAGACAAAGCCATAACCATTCTTGTGGAAACCATATCCACCATTTCATCTACTGTCACATTTTGTTCGTTGCCGTCTTTATCCACAGCCTTAAAGCCAACTATATTTTCAAAATTCAAATTACTCATAATATTCAATTTTATAAAGTTCTTATATAAGTTTTCCACGCTTTAGAAGTGCCGCCAACCGATTTATACAGCTTCTTCCTACCACCTTTTATCTTGTACCGGGAAAGGTTGTTCCCGTTATAGTTCACGGGATAATCCGGATTGCCTTCGTTGGCATACGCCTCCATTTCATACGGAATGGTATAATACGCTGAACTCGCAGGATGGCAGATAGGGTTTCCCTTAACCCACTCGACAAAATACCGCCAGTAGTATTTTACCCATGAGCCGATAACCTGTGCCTGACGCAGGTGTATGGTTTCGTGTGTCAGGCTTTCCTTACCCGCATAGGTCTGCATATACCTATCTATGTTCTCCTTGTTCTCGGCACGGTATATCATCCGTCCGCACCACATCATGAAACGGTATCCCTTGAAAGGATAATGCTTCATGGCAAGCAGCTCAGGAGTGTCAAAATCACCCGGCTTGCTTGAGAACAGCATCTTGATTAATTGCCATAATTCTTTCATAGCGTTTCTATTTCAGATTCAAGTTCAGCAATATGGTTGTCTATACACGTATTCACCTCGTCATTGAAGTTCGCTATATCCAGTTCCACACATCCGGCACTTGACCGGGCGCTACTGTAGATACGGACATAGCCTCCGTTATTCAATGTATTTTTCGCCAGCTTCAGTTTCGCCAGTTCGTCATTGATTCGGCTGGCGCGTTCCAAATTCTCAATCTTCATGTTGTTCCTCCTTCTTTTTATCCAGATAATCATTCAACGAATCGGCCAGCAAGCCGGACAACATAGGGGTAGAACGTCTTATGATATCCACCTCCTCTTCGTCAAGTTCCACACCATCTACAGTCGACTTGAAGATTTTCTCCGCAAGGAGATGCGCCTTCAAACCCGCTACGTTCTTGTATATCCAGTCACCGACCGTAGGCCTCAGTGATGTTACTGGCTATAAGCTTTTCTTTTTTAATCCCGTCATAAATAGGAAATTGTGCAAAATTTATTTTCATACTTTATATTTAAATTATCCGCAACAAAACATAACCCAATAATTACCCATACACTTAATGAAGCCGGATGCAAAATCCAAATCAATATAAGACACCTCCTGTCCTCCGGGAGCAGGCAGGATCCGTCCTCCTGTCAATCTTACTCCGCCGCTCATACGTTTGAAGTATATGGTATGTCCCGGAACATCCGGAGGGAGTGTCACTTCTATATTGTCTCTATTAATAAACATCACATTATCATCGTTGTTGTTCAATGAAGCTTTGACAGAGATATTCCTCCAGTTGCCAACTATGCCACGGATGGATACATAGCTGTCATTGTTCGGATGAAGGAAAATGTTACCACCCTCCACGAATAGAGGAATGCTCAGAGTCTTGATGTGCATTCCGATCATAGCATTTGGACTCTGTATATCAATTCCGGCATCATACTTAATCCCTTCAATAGTGACAAACTGCGTGTTTCCCCCGATTCTTACGTTTGCAAATGTCCTTTCGTTATAAAATTCAATTTGCCCGGCAGACAGGTTGAAACCGACGTATTTATTTGTTTCATTTTCATAAAGGATCTTTGAGGACAATACTCCCGAAGCGATGGAGAACGGACCGATACGTCCTTTATCCGCTGTGATTGTTCCTGTAATCTCTGCATTCTTACATTTGAAATACCCGGTTACGCCATTGATAAGAAGAGTCTCACCTTCATCGTTGTGGGATTTAAGCACATTGTTTTTGAACATGAATCCGGCTACATTCGCACCATCGGCAAACAGGGTGTCAGTAGCGATATTCACAAACTTCTGCATGGCTTCCCAGTTCGAATCCCCGTTGGCTGATGTGGGTGCAGCGGTAACGGAAGCACCGTAATTCTTTACAAGGAAATTATAATAAACTCCCCCTATCAGATATATGACCTTATCCCGGTAATCCGCATTCCAGACATAAGTCTGTCCTGATGTGAATACACCTCTGTCACGGGGAAACGCCCCTGTTGCTCCTGTTGCTCCTATGGAACCATCATTAGCAACACCCACCCCTTTTTCAGCGATAAAATTATTATTCCATGCGTTCGCGTCCGATGCGGATTGATAAGCCCGGACGGCAAACTGGGTGTATCCGGCTGTCGCTGGAACGGATATCTGATTGCTTAGGGTAGCACCTACATGCGCCAGCCAGCTTCCGTTGTATTTGCGTGCAGCAAGATAGAACCTGTTCGTATCGCTCACATTACCGCCTACATTCTGTTTCATGGTAACGACAAACGCTGACGGTGACGGTGTGCCCGTACTGGTAAAGTTTATTGTGCTTACCGGGCTGTCAAGCCAGTACGAAGCGGACGGTTCGACACCGGAAGTCATTTCCTGCCAGTCGGAGTTGACAGCCTTGTCCGATCTCTTCCCGGAAAGTATGTAACCGCCATCCTTCTTCCTTAGATAACGTCCACCTCTCACACGAAGAAGCGGAAGTGGCGGATTGGATGTTTGAACCTTGCTTAAGTAAGATCCTCCGGCAAACGATACTGTACTGTTTTTCGCATACGGAGTGTTGGCGGACTCCCAATGACCGGCTGCTGTGATGCTCTCACCGTCAGCACCGTCCTTACCGTCAGAAAGCATGGGAACGGTTTCAATATCCACTATCTGGTCATTCACATAGAAAACAAACTTCAATGTCTTCGTAAAGTTTCCGCTTGATATGGCTGTATTGTTGTTTATGGTAGTTTCTGTTCCACCGTCTATGCTGTATTTCAATGTACCGTCCGTTGTGGTGGATATCACGCCTCCCACTGACTTTTGCCTGTAACATGATACGGAAGACACGCTGTAGTTCCCATTCTTGTCCTTGCTTACAGAAGTGGCAGAAACGATTATACTGTATAGCACGGCATCTGAACCGTCCGCACCTCCACGGACCCCGGCTACAGTGAATGACAGATCACGGGAATACTGCTGCCCGTTCTTTGTAGCCCTGATTGTGATCTTCACCGTGTTTGTCGCAGCAAGAGTAGCTCCGGCAGATACCGATATTGTCACCACTCCCGTATTCTTGTCTGTCGCACACAGAAGATTTGTGTCAGGTGTACAGGTGATGCTGTCAAGGGTGAGCTTTTCCGTTCCATACCACATACTGACAGTTGTATTCCAAGTCTGTGAGGATACGACCTTTCCATCTGAAGTAAGGGCTGCATTGACCATCTCGTTATCGAAGTCCGCCATGATGGCATTCTCCCCGTCCTTACTCCAGCGATGCACCACAGCCGGATCACTGAACTCAGACCATACGCCATTTTCCTTAAAACGTGTACAACCCCATTCAACCTGATGGTCTGCGTCCGTACCAAGATAATTATCCGTCCAGCCTTCCGGAACATAACCATCTTTCTGCTGACTGTCCGGCTTTTCAGGGGTGTTATCTATGATATTGCCTCTTGTATATATATACTCATAGCCCTTACCGTCTTTTCCGTCCGATATCATAAGCTGCCATCTTCCGTCCTGATAGATGTAGGTAGCACGGTCAGTCGTGTTACGGTATGAATCACCGTTTTTCGGATTGGCAGGAGCCGTGGCAAATTCACCAAGGAAAGTGATACTCTCACCTTTCAGTTCACGCCCGTCAAGCAGCATATCCCAGTCTTCGTTAACCTCCCAGTCGGCAGGTTTCCCGGCAAGATAATAACCACCGTCCTTCTTTCTTAAGAAATTGCCACCTTTGATACGCAATATTCTGATGGGAGGATTGGAGGTTTCCACCTTGGATATAAAGACACAATTGGCAAGAGTGACCATTGTGTTGGCTTTGTACGGGGTTTTGGAGGATTCCCAATGACCGCCACCTATTACAGACAAACCGTCAGCACCGTCCTTACCTTTGAACAGCGACCATGTGTAGTCGGAAGGGTTGCTGCTCTCCGTGACGGTCTCCTTATTGACTGCTATGCCTATATACTTGGTGTTGTCGTTCGGCTGCTGGTACATACCCGTACCGTCCGCGTTATCCGAATAAGCTATCCATGTGTAATAAGTTTTTCCGTCAGCTCCGGGTGCACCGGGAACACCCTGCTCACCCTTTATCTCACTCCATGTGTAGTCAGAAGGGGTGTTGCTCTCCACCGCACTCGTCTTGTTGTAGGCGAATCCGATATACGCTTTCCCTGTAGGATTATTGCTGATACCTCCGCCCTGTGCGTTGTCGGCGTATCTTATCCATGTATAGTAAGTAACACCGTCCTTTCCCGGCGTTCCGGGAACACCTTGCGGACCTGTCGCTCCGTCCGCTCCTTCCGCCACTTGTTTCAACCACGCCGGATTACCTTCTGACGGTTCTGTTGTCGTTCCGTTATCATCAACACACAACCACAAAGCCCCGTTATGTGACACCCGGTCATAGTAGGCGTACTTCCCTGCAACCCATTCACCCTTGTCCAAGGGTACACGAACCTTGTTTCCCGTTATCTCATCTATCTGGAAGATAAGCCCAGTCAATAAGACCTGTTGCAACACGGCTGAATATTTCTCGCAATCAATTCCGTTAACGGTCATGCCCTTTTTTTTGCCGAACCACGCAGGCATCTGCGCCGGCTCCGGGTCCCAAGTGTTGGCA